ATTAGAATTAAAATTATCTAATGCAAAATCAGATGTACGTAACAGTAAAATTCCTTCTAGGAATACTGCAAGTTCAGCAGATATTGCACGGGCTAATGCACGAGATAGAGAAAGAAAAATAGATGACCCTCTTAAGGAGGCTGCAGGTAGACGTGATTATAAAAATGACCCAGAGTCAATAAAAACTTTTAAGCAAAAACAAGCAGCAAATATACAAGTAGAAAAAGAAATTATAGCATCTGACAAATCATCTGTAAGTAAAAAGAAGATAGACCCTGTTTCAGGAAAACTTACAAGTGTTACACGTGCTGAACGTGCTGCAAAATGGAAAGCAGACAATGAAGCAAGATTAAAAGCACAAAGAACAGAAAAAGCAGCAAAGAGAGCATCTAGTACTCGTGCTAAAGGTGGCGGTCTTGGTGGCGGTATTGGTGGTCCATTTGGTTCAAGGATACGTTAGGAAAATATGACATTAGATATTCAACAGATTGCAGCACGTGTAGCGTCATTACGTTATCGTAATCACGAACGTGATGCTCGCAACCTAGACGTTCTTGCCGTTCGTAAAGGTAAGATTGCTCAGGTCTATCCTAACTTTTTTCCAGATGGCGTTGACGCTAACGTAGTAGCAAACTTTATTGACATTGTTGCTCGTGACTTATCTGAAGTTATGGCTCCGCTTCCTGCTGTTAACTGTTCTGCTGCTAATCAAGTCTCTGACCGTGCTCGCACCTTTGCCGACAAGCGCACCCGTATTGCTTCTAATTACTTTGCACACTCTGACCTTTCAGTACATATGTACTCAGGGGCAGACTGGTATATAACATATGGTTTCGTCCCATTCATTATTGAATTTGACGAAGAAGCAAAACTGCCACGCATACGCATAGAAAATCCAATAGGTGCTTATCCTGAATTTGACCGCTATGGACGTTGTGTTGCATTTGCTAAACGCTACATGCTTACTCTTGGTGAGTTAGTAGCCCAGTTCCCTGAATATGAAAGAGAACTACTTGGTAAAGAAGGATATAAACAAGACTTAAATCATCAGATTGAGATGATTCGTTACTACGATAAAGAACAATCAGTTATTTACTTGCCTACCAAAGAAAATTTAATCTTATCTCAAGCAGCAAATCCACTTGATAAGATGATGGTAGTTGTTGCACGTAAGCCATCTGTTGATGGTGAACTGCGTGGACAGTTTGATGATGTACTTGGTATTCAATTACTACGTAACCGCTTTGCATTACTTGCAATGGAAGCAGCAGAGAAATCTGTACAGGCTCCAATTGTATTACCTCAAGATGTACAAGAACTTCAACTCGGTGGCGATGCGGTTATTCGCACAGCCAACCCTGCTGGAGTACGCCGTGTAGAACTTACATTACCACAAGGTGCATTTACTGAGCAGACAATATTAAATCAAGAACTACGAGTTGGTAGCCGTTACCCTGAATCTCGTACTGGAAACATTAGTGCATCTGTTGTTACTGGGCAAGGTGTGCAGGCTCTTATGGGAGCCTTTGATACACAAGTTAAGTCTGCTCAAGCAATCTTTGCTGCAGCACTTCGTGATGTTATTAGCATTTGTTTTGAAGTAGATGAATATATTTACCCAGAAGAAAAGACTATTCGCGGTGTTGACTCTGGTTCACCGTATGAAGTTACATACAAACCAGCAAAAGATATTAAAGGCGACCATTCTGCTGATGTTCGTTATGGAATGTTGGCTGGTCTTAACCCTGCACAAGGTCTTATCTTTATGCTACAAGCCCTTGGTGGCAAACTAATCAGTCGTGATATGGCTATGCGTGAACTTCCATTTACAGTTAACGTAACTCAAGAACTTGAGAAAATTGAAATTGAAGATATGCGTGCTGCATTACTAGGCTCGCTTACCGCTTACACGCAAGCAATTCCTCAGATGGCAACACAAGGACAAGATGCTTCTGAAGTTGTTCGCAAGATTGCAGCAGTAATCAAGGCTCGCCAAAAGGGACAAGCACTTGAAGATGCTATAGAGGCTACATTTGCGCCTCAACAACAAGTTCCTCCTGCTGGGTCTGCCCCTTCTCAGGTTGAGCAAATGTCCCCTGCTCCCGCTGGCGCACCAGCAGGAGGTCCTCAACAAATGGAAGCAAGACCAGACTTACAGACATTACTATCATCGCTTACAGGTGGTGGAGCAACCAAAAGTGCTGTAAGCACTACAAGACAACGCGTGGTTTAGGGGAATGATATGGCTCCACGTAAAAAAAGAATTCAAACTGTAGATACTGATTCTTATTCTGCATTAGAAAGTTATTGTATATGGCTTAACGAATACTATAAAGCATTAAGAAAATCAGGATTTGTTGAAAGTATTGCACTTACAATTATGATGGACAAGATGTCTTATCCAGATTGGGTATCTTACAAGATGCCTAAAGATGTAGACATAGCAAACTATTTAGATGATGAGGATGAGGACTAATATGGCACAAGGCGGATATAAACAACCTAGTAATCCTGCTCCAGTTGGTCTTCCAGGAGCATTATCACAACGTACTGATGGTGGTGCTGTTGAAGGCATGACGCAACCAGCACAAAGATATACTGGTATGACATATAAACAAAATGGTTTAATTAACGAGCAACAAGAGCAAGCAAATTTATCTGGTAATCCTTTTGCACAAAATCAAATTATGCAACTTGATGCGCCTGATTCAAATCCTGATATTCCTATTGAAGAAGGAATTAAAGGTGGCTTAGGTAAAGGTACTGAAGCAATGCGTGGGCTAGTTCCTAATGCTGTGCCATCTATTTTTGATACATTACAACATATAGCACAATTTGATTATTCTGGAGATTCAGAGTTAATTTTAAGAAGTATAATGGATAATGGATAATAGTGCAAAAAATAAATTCTATTGTTGCCGAAATATCACCTAACCTTTATTCTGCTGCAAAACAGGCTGGGCTTTCTGTACCTGAAACAAATCAAGTTGAGCAGATGAGTTATGCAATAAAACAACATAGAGATTTAATAAAATTAGATGGTAATCTAGCACGTACTAAGTATAATCAATTAGATACAAATGTTCAAGAAGGTTTAAAGTTTTTATTTAAAGATGCTGATTACCTACAACCGAGTCCTGATGCAGGTGACCGTATATTTGGTGTGCTTAAAGGTGCTGTAAAATTAGCAGCAAGTCCTTTAATTACTTTGTTTAAGGTTGCTGGTGGTTATAACAGAATTATAAACACTCCATATCTCGTTGCCCGTCAAGCAGTACAAGGCAAAGAAGTTTTTAATACTAGAACTTGGAGAGATGCTTGGGATGGAACAAGAATTTATGATGAGGAAGCATTAAGACAAGCAACTAATTATTTTGGTGCTGATGATACATTTGTTGCACAAGGTTTACTTGCAGGTAGAACGCCTGGAGAAATTATTGAAGATTACGGTAGTGTCAATAATAATATTTTGGCTTCTATTCAAAAAGCATTTAATGAACCAGATAAATTTAAAGACATATTAAGTGGAGTTAAATATGCCCAAGTAAGTGTGGGCAGAGATATTGCTCGTGGTATGTTTGATGATAGACCACCTGCTAATGGCGGTCTACATGGTGATTACATAAGTAATCCTACTAAAGTTCTTTCAGGTATACTTGACTTTACTTATCAAATTGTTATTGACCCACTTACATGGCTAAGTGGCGGTTTAATTAAAGGTGCTACTAAAGGCGAAAAACTTGCCAACATGGTTACTCAAAAAGCATTAGAGGGTAATCTTAAAGGTGGAGTAGAGCAAGCGTTTAAAGACCCACAAGTTTTTACTTTATGGGAAAATGCTCTTGGACCTGCTATTCGTAACTTTGCTGAATCAAAAACTGCTGCTGAAAAAACAAATGCTTATCGTTATATCGTGCAAAACTTTCCAGGTTATGCTGACCGTAAAGCAATAGAAGCATTTGCTAAAAAAGATGTATCTGTTTTTGATGCTAAAAGCGCACAAAAATATTTTGAGCAAGGCAGTAATGTAAATTTAATGCTTTCTGGTAGAGTTCAAGGTGTTACATACGCTCGTAACGGTGTTGCAGTTGCTAAAATGCATCGTCAAATGTTAAATGGATTTAATGCTTATCTTGATAGTGTATTCAATTCTACAACTTCAAAAACTTTAGGACGATTACGCTCAACTGGTAGAACTGATGAAGAGTTAAACGTATTAGGAGA